GCCGTTGGAGATTCCGCCGGTCATTGCGAAAGGCGGGTCGGTCACTATCGCATCCACCCACGCATCAGGCGCGGTTTCGAGCAGTTCTAGGCAGTCAGCGTGATAGAGCAGACAGTTTTGAGAGTCGTGGAAAGGTGCTCTAACAAGACGCTGGAGCACAACACCGCCCCCGCTTTTGGCTTCGTCGGGCGTCTCTGGTAGCAGTAAGGTTTCAGTGCTCATTACGTCGTGGTCGGGGCGGTGTGGCTCAGCTTTTCGTTCGGCGATCCAATCAATCCTTGACCGTCTCGTTCGGTTCACCGAACCATTCGATGACCCTGGTCGTGGCCTTCACGTTGAACCAGAAAAATTTCTGTTGCCAAATGAGCGGGAAGAAAAAGATTCCGCACAGAAATGAAATGGCGACGGTCTTTTGGAGTTGGTTTAGATTTCTCATAGGTTTATAGAATCACTCGGTTGGCGGTGTGGCAATCTGTAATTTGTAAAGAGTTCCCGCTGGAGTAGCTACGATAGTGTTTGTTCCGAGCTTGAAAATATAGACTCGTTTTTCGAGGGTCGGATTGCTTCGCTCACTATCCACAGGCCACCAAATTAAACCGACTAGAATTAACACCGAAGTCACTCCAAGCATCGCAGCAATGTATTGGCGCATACCCCCACCTCAACATATTCCCTTAGCCGAGTCAATAAAACCTTTACAGAACTTTTATTTAGGGCAGAGTGACACCAATGAGAACCTGCTGCGCCAACCCTTATTGTGAGAACAAGCCGCCGTACCATTTTGGGATGTGTCGGCCCTGCTGTTACGTGGCCGCGTCCGCGTTCATCATCGGCCACGGTTTTGCGTGGTTCGCTTGGGCGGTTATCCAATCATTGAAATGAGCGAAGATACCCCTAGAACAAACGCACACATGAACCAGATTGGTGAATCTGGCGTTGACTGGCATCACAGCGCAACCTTGATGAGCAATTTCGCAAAGTGTTTGGAGTGTGAGTTGAGCGAGTCCAACGACAAGTGGAAACGTTACTCCGACCTTTACGACACCGCCGAAGCCGCCAACGCGGAGAACATCAAGACCATTGCTAGGCTCACCGCTGACAACGCTGCGCTGCGCGAGGAACTAAAACGTAAAGATGAAGAAGCTACCCATAGCGGCATCGAAAGAGATTTGAACACATGACCCTTGACCGATTCCGCCCCGAGTCCGCTGCTGACGAACAGGCATCCTGCCAAGGCTGCCAGCGTAAGCTGCATTACACCGCTCTTAACCCTGATGGATTTTGCGCCGAGTGCGTTGCCGAATGGCCCGACGAAGACGTGCAAAATTGTAAGGAGAAAGAATGACCATCTTAAACCAAATGAAAAATCTCAACCTTGCCATTTACAATTACACATCCTATCCATTTATTGGCAGTGAGGTGTTGCTTAACAAAGTCTGGAAACAGGGACGCATACTCCGATTCCAGACCATCCACGCCAAGGTTCTTGAATTTGGGCCAAAGCGAATGCGCGTACGAACTCACGGGCACAAGACGCATGTGCTGTTTGTTGACCCGAATAACCCCCACACCGTTTACACCAACCCAAAGCGAGTGCCATGAATAAATTGGAGCGAAAGTGGTGTTCATTTGAACAAGTTAGCTTGTTGGCTTTTTCATGGCGAGGGCGGGCGCAGCAATGCCGGGATGAAGCAAGGAAGGCCCATGACGAATCCGAAAGGGAAGAAGAACAAAGGCTGTTATCACGGGCCAAGGCGATTGATGCCTGCGCTCAGGAATTGGAAAACGCGGTGGGGATAAAACCTATCATACAATGACCCCAATCGCTGTAATCATTCGCAATAGTGGCTGCTCGTTCACCCAAGCAATGAAGCTGGCTGGATTGGAACGTTGCCTTCCAACAAAAAACAGAATTCCTGAGTGCATCTCAAGTTTGAACGATGGACTGATGCTTTACGACAAGTGGAAGAATGGCCCGTTCACCGACACGGATTCCACAGAGGCTTTGGAGAATTGGATTTGGGAACACGTCCACCAGCTATTCGCCCTAGCTGAACTCGCTGTTGAGTCAGAAGAAAAGGCGTGGGCAAACGAACAGTCCGCGTCCGTAGCAAACAGTCAGTCGCCAGAATCACCGGACATACTCCCATGAAACTCGCTCACGTTTGCGACAACTGTATCAATTGGCAACGCCCAGAACCAGGAAGCCCACTAATAAAAGGGTGGTGCCTTGCCTTAAATTTCGAGTCCGGCGCAAAACAAGGCTTGGACTGTCCTTCATTCGAGTGCTGGCCATCCGACCTAGAAAAGATGTCCGACATCGCGCGGCAAGAACCCAACGGAACAAATGACCGATAAACAGCACAACGAAATCTGTTTCATGCTGCTAATAATCATTCTGATGATAGGCGTTGGAGTTACAATCATCCTCATAAATCTCCCTGCGAAATGACTGACCCCTGCCACTCCACCCCTTTCTGGTCGCGCTACCGACTCCGCGTCTGGACACCGTCCAACAAAGCCGACATCGTCGAATGTCTCCCAGGCTGGTTGCTCAACCCACAGCACGGTTCGCATGGCGTCTCCGTTTTCGGTATGCAAATGATTTCACAGTATCAATACGCGCTCAGGCCGGTGTGGTTTGGGGTGAATTAAATCCTAACAATAAATATGACCCTCTACGTCTCAACTCAAGGCAACGATGCCAACCCCGGCACCGACGCTCAACCGTTCCGCACCATCACGCGCGCCTACAATCTCGCCGTCGCCGGAACAACAATCATCGTTCTTCCGGGGGTCTATACGGACTACCAAACAGGCTGGGGCTTTCGCATGGGCAGGTGGGGCAGTGCCGGCAACCCCATCATTCTCAAATCGTCAGTGCGCGGCGGCGCTGTCATTGACGGCGAAAACTTTTCCGACCGTAACCAAGGCGTGTATCTGGACGGCAGCTACAACGTCCTAGACGGATTTGAAATTCGTAACGGACCGAAAGGAGGCATCGCCATCTGGGGGAACGACAACAAAATCCTCAACTGCAAAATCCATCACAACGGAAATATCCCCAGCAGCAGCACGTTCGGGCAAGACGGGATTTTATCCGGTGAAAACACGCGCAACAATGTTTACGACTCCAACCTCGTCTCCGACAACGGACGTGCCGGCAGCAATCTTGACCACGGGCTTTATCTCTGTGGCGACAACGAGCTTGTCATAAACAATATCCTAATTCGCAACGCCTCTTACGGTCTGCACGTCGCCGGTTACACGACCATCAGCAACATGCAGGTTTACAACAACGTCATCGCGCACAACGGACGCAGCGGCATCATCCTGTGGATGGCGCTGGCCGGAATTCAAATCAAGAACAACATCATCTTTCGCAATGCGCGTTTCGGATTCGATTCTTGGGACGCGCACGGCAGTGGCGTTGTCCTGGACAGAAACATTGTCAACGGCAATGCCTCCGGAAACTATAACTTCATCAACGGCGGCTCGAACTACAGTTACACCCTTGGCTCTACGATTGCCGGCGACCCGCTGTTTGTGAATGGCGCTGCGTCCGGTTTTGACGCGCACATTACAGCCAGTTCTCCCGCCGTCCAGTCGGGCCTTAACCTGTCTGCCATCTTCAACACCGATTACGATGGAAATGCTCGCTCGCCGTCTGCTCCGTGGGACTTGGGCGTTTACGCGGGCACATCAATTCAACCGCCGCCACCACCACCCGTAACACCTCCCGTCATCGAACTGACTGCGCCTATCAATGGCGTAACTTACAGGACGCGGGAGGATATTGCGCTCGCTGCCCTGGTAACCCCAAATGGCAACGAGATAAACAAGGTTCAATTCTTCAACGGCACGACGTTGCTTGGAGAGGACGTGTTTACACCATACACTTTATTATGGAGAAGCGTCGGGCGTGGCAACTACACTTTGACGGCGAAGGCTGTCTATAACGGCGGGCTCGTCGTCACGTCTGCACCTGTCGCAATCAGGGTGAGGAAAAGAGTATGAACCCCCAACCTGAACTCACCTTCAACCCGAACCGCCCGCGTGTGGCAAATACGAAGGCGACGGAAAACAAAACTGTGCAAAGTGCGAACACGATGAAGCGTGTCATTCGGAGGCGAAGGCGAAATGAATAAGAAACTGTTTGAACTGTCTCCAAGTAAAACTCGTCTCCGGGAAATAGCTTCACCGCCTCAAAGTTACGTGAAAGAACAAAATGAATGCACTAATGGAAAATGGCCGACTGGTAAATCCGTATGACCCAACCGAACGCCCGACGTTCCTTCCCGGCGACAAGGTGCGAGACAAGCGCGACCATAGCGGCAAGGTCTGGCGCATCGTGGCGCGTGTGGCGCACTACGACACCGAGATGATGACGCTCCGAGAAGTAGGAGACGATACGAACGAGCGCAACGTGCTCGCAAACCAACTCGTGCCGCACCTAGAAATGGTGGCGATGTCAGCTTGGTCCGTTGGGCGCTTTAGAGCTATGAGCGCCGAACAACCATCCGCCCCAAACTGGCATCTGTGGTCAAAAGAGCGTCAGTGTGAATATCTGGAAAAGGAAAGCTCATTAGCTCCAGCTCGTTGTTGGGCTGCCTGGCGTTGCCCTGAAATGTCTGAGAACCTGCAAACGAAAGGACGGCAGACCATGATTCAAGAGAACTCGCACCGGCCCATGACTGAGAAACAAATTTGCATCGAGATTGGAAAAGTTGTCGGTGTAGAGCGACCATATTACTCTTGCTTGAACGCCATGCATGAGGCGGAGAAAAAAGGACTTCGAGGACTGGACTTGGTGTGGATTAAAATTCTAAGAGCAATTGTTGCACGCGACCAAGAACTTTCAGAATACAAAAATGCTGGCGAACACTTCACAGATTTCCTAGTGGCTCAGTCCACCGCCGCACAACGCGCCGAAGCCTTCTTGCGTTGCTTAGGTAAATGGAGGGACGAATGAATCCTTTTCGTCGTCGATTGAATGTCAAAAAAGAAGAACTGGCAAACCTAATAAAACAGGTTTCTCAGGAAATAAGCATGGAACGTGGCGCTGTGTGCGCCGTGGACTGTCTGCTGCAATGGAGAGATGGAAAGCTAGAAGAAACAATCCTCGCATGGAGGAAATACGTGCAAGAGCGACGAAACGGAGAACCTCACACCGACGAAAACCGGCACGGCGCTTGGTGCCCAGCAATACCTCGCACATGAAACACTGGAACAGCAGCTATAAGCGGCCCGCTCGAAATGGTTGGTATGAGTGCCTGCCACGCGACGACCGTTGGGACGGCGAAATACGATGGAGAGCCTGGGGAAATGGCTCGTGGTGGATACCGCTGAAAGATGGATGGCTGTCATCTTCGATGGGATTGTATAAGTGGAGAGGTCCAAGAATTCCGCTCTTGGCGAACTCAAAATCATCTCCCTCTAAGGAATACGAAAAGGTGAAGAAGTTAGCCGCTGGAAAGAAGTAGCAATGAAACTCCACCCTGCCCCAACCCTGTTCGACCAAGTGCGCCCGCGCTTCATCACAACCCACAACTCTCAGGAATACTTTGAAACCATCAACAGGCTCAAGCGCGAAGGCCATCTCATCCCAACGGTCAGCGTTGGCAAACGAAACGCGGAGTGGATTATCGAAGTCATCTACAAAGATGAGTGCGGCAATGGCGGCTTTTAATTTTACGTGACGACTTGAGGGAGACGACATGAAGTGGAAATTGAAGCGCACGGCCCAGTGCGCCAAGTGCCCGTGGCGGAAAGACGTGGATCCTCACGACATTCCGAACGGGTACAGCAAGGACAAGCACGCGGCGCTGGACAAGACGATAGCCAAGGAGGGAGATTTTTCCTTCTTGGCCTCGCAGGAGATTCACGTGATGGCGTGCCACGAGTCGCACGACGCTCATTGTGTTGGATGGCTCATTCACCAAGCCGGGGCCGGTAACAACATCGCGCTACGCATTCACTTGCTGAAATGTGAGAATTTCGGAAGCGTGCGCGCGATTGGCCCTCAGCACGAGACATTCGGGGACACCTTACAACGCGCCGAAGCGTTCTTGAAAACAATCGTCAAGTGGAAATAATTTCTTCCCCGTTTCAATGTTGACCCAGGTTTTACACCATGCTCCCTAAACCTTATTATGAATGACACAATATCAGTGCGGAGTTTTGCTGGTATTCGTTCGCGGTGTGTGCTCCATCATGCTGACTGCAACGACGTGCTGCCTATAAAAGCAGATGCCGTAGTGACAGACCCTCCGTATGGAATTGGAAAAACAGGATTTCAAAACCACCACACTGCAGGACAACGCAACAGGAATATGGATGCCTTTGGATGGGATAACGAAACCGCTGACGTTTCTGGCCTGCTGTCACTCGCACCTATAGTTGTAATCTGGGGTGGAAACTATTATCAACTGCCGGCGTCTCGCGGTTGGCTCGTGTGGCATAAACCGGACGCCGTTCCATCAATGTCCAATGCAGAACTCGCGTGGACTAATCAAGACCGCAATACGCGCCTAATCTCGTGGAGCATAGCAGCAACTAACTCGGAACGTACGGGTCATCCAACACAAAAGCCTGTGCGAGTAATGGCGTGGACGCTTGAAGAAATGAACGTGCCAATGGGTGCAACGGTGATTGACCCATACATGGGAAGCGGAAGCACTGGCGTCGCCTGCATCCGCCTAGGAATTAACTTCATCGGTATCGAGAAAGACCCGCACTATTTTCAAACCGCTCACGACAGAATCCAACGCGAAATTTCCCAAGGAGTTTTGTTCTAATTTCTCCGTTGACCTGTTCGACGGTGATAAATTCTACTCGCTAAAATTAAATACAAAACCATCTTAGCAGAACCACACCGCCTGAAGGCGCTATGAGTTTAGCAATTACAGCAAAACTAATCTGCGACAACTGCCGAGCTGAAATCATAGGCAAGACGTGCAGCCGCTCAACGCGAAGTGTCGAGTCATACGTGGACGCCAAACGCACCGCCATAAAGAATGGCTGGCTGACCGTCTCACGTGGGCGCTACCGAATTCCGGCGCACTACTGCAAAGACTGCGCCGATAAACCAGTGGCCAAAATCAAAGACGCGCCCCGAAAGCCGAAATGCCGAAACTGCAAAGGCACCGGTGGCGTTATGAAGTGGAACGGAGGCGTAGGCCAGCGCGAACAATGCCCGGAATGCGGGGGATGTGGACATAACGCCGACATAAGCTAGGCCGATGAAAAATGAACCGACCAATCGCGCCGTTGACTCAGTGCCGCAAACGCCACCGGAGTTGGATTCATGGAGTGGTTTTCTGGCGTCAATCCCACACAAATGTCCAAAATGCGATGGGCAAGGAATCGTAAGTAAACCACCGTGGGTCGCCGGAGATGTCCACCAATGGAGCAGCACTCAAACGACTTTCCAGTGTGATGTCTGCCATGGCGAAAAAATCATCTGGAGTAATCCAAACGCAGAGGTCATCGAAGTGGATGGCCGGGAAGACTAAGAATGACCAAGGAAGAAGTGGTGCGTAAAATTAACACGGGCTACGAAAAGGCTGTGCGCGACGCCACTTTCGCTGCACCGACCTTACTAGACTGCGCCGAATTCCACGAGAACGTTGGAAGCTATCTGCTCATGGGCGCAATGATGACTCCAATCAGAAATAGCACGCTGTCGGACATGAAGTCCAGGTCATTAAAGCACTATGAATGGGCAAAAGCGATACGAAAGCTCATTGGCAACGACAAAGCAGGCTAAAGTATTTCCATTTTCCCTATTCGCAAGACTCTGGCTAAATGATTGTCCCGGGAAGTCCTCAATCTTTGTTGACGCAGGTTTTCGTTTAAGGGTAGGGAACTATGCCTCGCTGAAACTCAAAAACCGGCAGTGTATTCCATCGAAATAGACTGGCACGATGCCTATTTCTCCGTCGCGCTGTTTGGCTATGATAAGTTGCTCCTTTCCGCTCTCGCGGTGAATCAGGGCTACCAAGTCAGCATCCCTCTCTATCTGCCCTGAGTCTGCCAAATCCGATAGTCTTGGCGGCCTTCCCTTCTGCTGCACGTTCTCACGGTTAAGTTGAGCCATCGTCACTAGGGCCACGTTTGTTTCAACGGCTATCGCCTTCAACTTTCCGCTCACGTCGCCTATCTCGTATGTCCTTTTTTCGTGCTTTATGTCCGGCTTAATCTTCTGGAGATAATCCAGAACCACCAGCTTCGTTCCAAACTGCATAACCATCCTTCGTATCGTCGCACATATCTCCCGGCAACCTATCCCGGACACGCCATCAATGATGTGCATGGGGGATTTTTTGCATCTGTCCTGGAAGATCATGAATTTCTTCATCTGAATCTCGTTGTAATTCCCGCGCCTCACATCTCGAAGCGGAATCTCCATCTCCGCAGAAAGCATCCGCCGCATAACCGCCTCAACCGACATCTCCAGTGATATGAACAACGCCGGTATCTTCTGGCGCATCGCTACGTCCCGGAAAATCCCAATCCCAAGCGCAGTTTTTCCCATTGACGGCCTCGCGCCGATGATGGCCTGCTCTCCAAACTGAAGCCCTTCCGTTTTGCAGTTAAGGTCGGGCAATCCAGTATCAATCCCTGAAAGTTTCCCTTTGAGTTCATACCTCCTTTCAAGGTCGGCCATCATCCTTCCACCAGACTCAGCCCCATTCAATGTCCCGTGAACCCGCCTGTCGTGATTCACCATCATCACGGAATTATCGAACGCCTCCATTGCTGACTCTATCCCGATGGATTCATCGTACGCCCGCTCCGTGATCTTAGCGCACTCCGCCACAATCTTTCTCAAGACGTGTTTGTCACGCAAAACGTCCGTGTAATAGGTCAGATTCGCCGCCGAGTGAGACGCGCCGGCAAGCGTGTTCAAATAGTCCGAACCCCCAATCCCAACCAGCGTCCTTTCAGACTTTAAACGCTCCACGATTGTCACCATGTCAATCGGCTCCTTGCGACCTCTCATCTCCAACATGGCCGAGTAAATCGTCCGATGCCTCATGTCGTAGAAAACGTCTGGGCCGGCCGATAATTCATGCGCGCAAATGTCCAGACACTCATCCGGTGAAAGAAGTATGCACCCAATCGCAGCCTGCTCCATCTCCACAGAGTGAGGCGGAAGACGGTCCTGAGATTCCACCTTTTTAGCCGCCCGTTCCCTTCTTACCGACGCGGTAGGTGTCGCACTTTCAAAAGTTTCAGCGTCCATTATCCCTGAGATGCTTCCAAAATTTCCTTGTCCGTCATGCCAGTCGAATGCTTTTCTTCCGACCCATTCCGATTATTCGACTTCCAATTTGCTACCGCCCCCTTCCATGATTTCATCGGAGATTTACCCACCATCCAACCCTTCGATTCGTAGTAATTGATGAACCTGTCCGCATCCGAATCCGACAAACCAGCACCCATCAGCTCATCCTTTGTCGGTTGCTTGAATCTTGATGCCACTTTTTTCGGCTCAGGAGAACTTTCCTGTTCCGCCCGAATTCTGGCCCTCCTTTCAGCTTCGTGGTCGGCCTTGTATGCCCTCCGGTTTATCTTCACCATCAGCTTTTGATACGTAGCTCCGTTCAGAATCATCCACCCGTCCTCAACCTTTTCTATTCTCCGCCCCTCATACGGCTGCGGCTCAAGCCTCTTTGTGTCCGGAGATGAAAGAATCTTCAACGCCTCCAATACCTCAGCCTCGGTTTTCTTCGCCCATTGCGATATGTTGAACGCACTCCCCCGAACCACGTTGTCCCCGTCCTTTTTCGCCAGCATCGTCATAAACACTTTCACCACGCCATCCGGCTCACACCAAAGCGAAGAATCCACTATCTTTGAGAATATCGGAGTGTATCCAGTCATAAAAATAATCCTTTCAAATACATGCCTTGAAGTCTCCAAACCTGGTCTATGTGAAATTTCATGCACGAATCCTTTTTGGTCGGCGGAAATCTCACCTCAGCCTCTCGAAGAAATAATTCATCCCTAACCCTTAATCCCCTCCCGCTGCACACCATCCTTGCCAAACAATCCACGCGGTGTATCACCGCACTAAACGCCTCATCCCCACGGTGAAGCATGAACTTCCTGTAAACTATTCCATGTTCCTTTCGATGACACGCCCGACACAAAACTATCAAGTCTTCAAACGTCGTGTCATACCAGTTCTTAGGATACCTCCAGTGATGGCTTTGAAGCCTTTCCCTACTACCGCACCTCTCACACTTTCCAACAAACGCCTTCAAGGAACTCGAAATGCTGAAACTCCGCCTGAAGATGCAGCCCGCCCCCAAGGCCGTTGACGTGCAGGAAATGAAAGCTCGCCAGGCTAAGGCCCGCGCGTCACAGAAGCTCGCCAGCGGGTTTAGCGAGACCGACGGCAACGGGGCGAGTGGGGTTTGATCGGTCTGCTCAAAGACTAAATGCACCTTTAGTCCTTGCAATCCGCTTCGAAAGTACGCTACCTGTTGTGTATGGCTAAGAAATGCGTGACTTACTACAGGGTTTCCACTGATAAACAAGGATTGCGCGGACTAGGCATGGATGCACAGCGCGCGGCCGTGAAAGCGTTCCTGGGTGACGATTGGGAACTTGTTGCCGAGTTTGCCGAGGTCGAGTCGGGCAAGCGTAAAGACCGCCCTGAACTGGACAGGGCCGTTGCCGAGTGTAAGCGACACAAGGCAAAACTGGTGATCGCCAAGCTTGACCGATTGTCACGCGATGCCGCGTTCCTACTTAACCTGCGCGATGCCGGCGTTGACTTCATCTGTCGCGACATGCCGCAAGCCGACCGATTCACCATTGGCTTGTTCGCGCTGCTAGCCGAACGTGAACGCGAGATCATCAGCCAGCGTACCAAAGCGGCCCTAGCCGAAGCCAAGAAGCGTGGCACCGTGCTTGGCAATCCCAGGCTGGCCGATGCCAGGCTCAAAGCGCAGGCGACCTATGCGCGTCGCCGGGCTTCCAAGGCGTCGTAATCCACCGGCAGAATTTTTCTAGGAAAGGAATCTCTTGCGCCGCCCGACCGTGCCCGCCCCGTCACCACCGTCACCCCCTGCGGAATGACGCGCCTCGCTGCGAGTGTGCCCACACATAGCGTGGGTAAAAACGGGTTATTTTTCTGGATGATACTGTTTTACAATACAAGTCATTGGTATTGTTGCAATTAACTATTATTTACTAAAAACGTGTACCATGTGACGGTGTCAGGAAATTGATTTGGAATGGCCTTAGGGCAGGAAAACCGATTTAAGGCTCATTAGCGGCAGTTGTGTAACGAGTGATGAGACGTTTAGCCCAGGCGATGGATTTTCCTGTGAACTCGAAGGTGCGAAGGTAGCCACCTGAGACGCCGGTTACGACGAGTCTGGAGTCGGAGCGTTTTTGGAGTTTGAGTGCGAATTTGGGTTTGCGAGTTTGGACCCAGACGACGGTAGGGACAGGTTGCCAAGCAGATAGCCATCTGTCGCCGATGGGAGAGTTGAGTTCGTGTTTGATGGTTGAGTGTAAGAAAACCGATGAGCTTGTTCAAGGGAAAGCACGCGAGATTCTGGTTGGTCTGGGAGCGAAGCGA